CCTGGGCGGCGGTAACCAGGAGGCAAACTACGACGGAGCTTATGGCGGGAGCGCCACACTGGAAGGGACGCTCCAGGACACGGCCACGGCCTGGACGGCGGGAACGTATTATAGCTTGGCGGTCACGCCCGCGGGTGTGAACAAGACAGGCGACACCAAGTACACGCTTGTCAGCAGTAGGGACGTGGATGGAACGCAACCGTCGGGAAACGAGTACGTTTTTGCCCGGACGGCTGACTATGCGGGAACCGGCTCTGACCCGTATATGGCCATCACTGTAGCCCCCGCGGGTTACGCGGCGATATTCTAAACAAAAGGGGGAACCAATGGTAACACAGAGAGAGGTGCTGGATGCAATAGAAAACCTGGCGGCCCAGGTGGGGGCCATCTCCAATGGGGGCCTGGGCGCCATTCGGAGCGACTTGGCGGCCCTGAGCGTGAAACTGGATGCGTTCAACGGGCGGCTCGAATGGGTTCACGAGTGTGTGAACAAGCACGAGGAACGACTGGGCAAACACGACGTGGAGTTGGGGAAACTTGGCGTCACAGAGGAGGGTCACAAGGATAACTGGAAACAGGTGGTAGCCTTTGGCACAAAGATTCTGGAGTGGGTCGTCTTGGGGGCGTTGGCGGCCAAGGTTACGTTCGGGAAATGAGTACAATTGTAGCCATTAACGGTGACCTGCACGTCAACTCACTGGTCGGGCTCTGTCCGCCGGTGTTTCGTAGAGAACGCGGCTCGGCGCACCTGCAATCCCCGGCTCAGAAGGCAAGTTGGGAGTGTTGGGTGAAGGACTGGGCGCACGTTCGGACAATGAAGGAGCAAACCGGAGCAAAGGTCTACGCGGTGTTCCCTGGAGATATGGTGGACGTCAATGTGCGGAACAAGGCCGGGTTGATAACTCACAAGGAAAGCGACATTCTCCAGGCGGCGGTAGACGTCCTGGCTCCTGCTCGAGAAGTGGCTGACAAGTTGTTCATTGTACGCGGTACCGCGGCCCACACTGGGTTGCAGGGGTGGATGGAAGACCAGATTGGAACCCTGATAGGCGCGGAGGAGGACAGCGAGACGTACTCTCGGGCGTGGTGGAACCTTCCGCTCTTGGTGGAAGGTGTCCTGTTCGACGTCGGGCATCACCCGCATACTTACGGCATGCGCCCCTGGACGAAGCAATCGGCCCTGGCGCGGGAGAGCGCCATAATTCTGCATGAGGCGGCCACAAAGGGGTTCCGAATCCCCGACGTAGTGGTTCGCGCCCATGTTCACTACTACGGCGACAGTGGGGACGGAACGCGACCACGGGTGTTCTTTGCTCCCCCGTGGCAGTGGACGACGAGCTTTGGGTTCCGGCTCGGTGTTGGAGCAGACGTGGAACCAGTGGGAGGGCTTTTGTTCTTTTGCGACAACGGGACGTATAATTTCTATGCACGGCGGCACTTTGCCGCAGAAAGGGAACCGTGGACGGACACGAAGTAGCAGGTGTAACCAGGGAACAGGTTTTGGCCGAGATTTTGGCGGCCGTGGAACTGGAGAACGTAACCGAAGACCTGGAGGCTTACACCATCAACGAAATGGCTCAGGACACGGGAATGACAGTGTACACGGTAAGGCGAAAGGTGGGGCGGGCGGTTAAGGCCGGACGCCTGGTACCTGTTCGGGTGTACAGGAAGCTCGGCAAGCTGTCAAGGTTAACCACGGCTTACAAGGTTCCGGCGAGAGTGGGGCCTGGCCCTGCTCAATCTCCAGAGGAGGAAGAGAATGGATAGCAAGGTTATCGCGTTTCTGCTTTGGCTGGCGTCGTTCCCGGCCCTGGGCGTGGTGGCGTCGTACGCGCTCCAGGGGTTGAAGGCGTTGTTCCCGCGAATCAAGGACAAGGCCGCGGTCATCGCCTCGGTGCTCCTGACGGCTGTTGCCGCCATCGCTGCCAACTTATTGCTTGCAAGGGGTATCGTCATCCCGGCCTGGCTGGAACAGTTGTGGCCGACGGGCGTGTGGCTCATTTCACAGATTTGGTATACCTTCGTGGTCAAGAAGGGGGCGGTCGCTCCGGCATCGAAGCCAAAGGTGGAACCCCCAAGTTGGGAAGGGGGCCAGCAAGGGTGAACATGGTCACCTCCGGCGCCCATGAGACGTAAGTCTCTCCGACCAACACGGCCTGCGAGAAACTTTGCGGTTCGTCGGGGCGGCCTTCCGACAAGGCGATAGTGCGAAACAGATAGTACGGGGTCACGACCCAAGGCGGGGCGGCCCCGTACTTTTCTTTGTACAGGCGGCAGACTGATTCTACATGGTCGCGGGCATGGGCGGGGGCCTTGGGCGGGAATGGGATGGTGAGCCAGTGTCGGGTATGAACATTCGTCAGGCAGTTTACCATAGTTTCCTCTGGACGGGCTTGGGTGGTGTGGCCTCCCAGTGGGCCAGGCCCAATGCTACCTGAGGGCCATGGCCCCTGTCAAGTCGGAACCCCTTTTTGACGATTGTCTCTGTGCTGGCCCTGTACTCGATTCCGGTGTCTTTGTCCTGGATGAGCACAAAGTCGGCTCCGGCGTTCAGGGCCTCTTGGAAAGTTACCACGTCCATTGACCAGGCCAGGGGGCTGAGTAGCATGTGGCGCGAACCGTGAACGGGCTTGGTGAACACTCCCCCCTCCACTGTCCCGACGACGCGGGGCGGCGTTCCGGCGTAAATGGGCTTGGGGCGGGGTGGTTTCATGGTTTTGGCTCCTCCATTTCCTCTCTCTTGCGACGATTGCCACAATGCGATTCTAGACCACTTTCTGAAGGTGGGCCATATAACCGTGCGTAGCGCGAAATCCTCGCTCGGATTTGCGTTTGGGCCATGCTAGAATCGCACCAGAGTGAGGTAAAAGGCCTTTTTTCGTCACTTTTCGCCCCTTTTTGCGGGGCGCGGCCCCTGCGCCAGGGTTTCCATCGTGAACTTCCAAAATGGTGTTCCGCACCTTGTACACCCAAAGTCCTGACGGGCCTGTACCATCACGGCGTCTGTGAGGCAGTAGCCACAAGTGGGGCAGCGCCAAAAGGTTCCGGGCCTTGGTTCCCTCCGGCCACCCCTCGCCCCAAGTGGTGACCAGGGGTTCGCCAGGGCGCTCAACTTTTCTTCTCCGCGGCGGCCCTGGTCATGGCCCTGGCGGCGGAAAGACATTCGGTCGGTTCTCCGGCGGCGCTGAACACTTCCTGTATGACGTGGATGGCATGGACATGGGCGGCCATGGTCAGGGGGTTCAGTGTCATCTGGAACCGGAACTGTTCCTGTTCGTACCTGGCGGCCACAAGTTCTTCATGAGCGCGGATGGCCTTCCTGCTGTAAACCTTCCAGCGGGCGGCCAGGGCGTGAGCGGAGGGCGGGTTGCCTGTGTCTATGGCGCCACTCTCGCATTCGGTCTGCAACCAGGCGTCCAGGGCGGCCACTGTTTCGGATAGTTCTGTGTCGGTTGGCTGAGCGGCTTCCAGCACGGCCATGGCCAGGGGGCGGACGGTGTTCCTGTGGGCCAGTTCGGCGGCGACGCTGGACGAAACGTCTGCGACGTATCTGGTGCCAGTGGGCGGGGTAATCTCGATTAGCATTCCTCGCCCCTACGCAGTCTAGAAGCTCCTCGCGGGCGGGGGCTTGGGCGTCGAAGGCGGCCAGGCGGGCGGCCCATTCCTCCTCGGTAACCTGGGAGCGGTACAGGCGCTCTAGCTTCTCGATGGCGGCCCCTGTCGCCAGTTCATTGTCGGGTTCTTCCTCTTCCTCTTCTTCCGTGACACAGTCACAATGCTTGACGGTACACAAGTCACAGTCGCCCCCGCAAAGGCGGCGAACGTGTTCGGGCGCTTCGGCGTCGTATGGGTATGTCATTTCTTCCCCCTTACCTCGTAGACACGCAGTTCGACTTTGTGTTCCAGGGCCTTCTTGACGGCGAAAGTGGCGGCTTCACCAATGTCCGCGAACCGCTCACGGAAGGTGTAGTCCCCCGCCTCGCTCAGGCCCATGACGAAGCACTCAACCCTGTCGTCCTGGCGGACACTCATCCGAACGGCTACTGTCTCACTCATTCCTTCCCTCCACCTGAAAGTATGCGGCGCTCCAGCCTGGCCAACTCGGCGGCCCTGGCCCGACACCCTTCGCAGAACTCGGCGGGCCAGTTTCTTCTCGCTCATCTTGTCCCTCCCCATTTCCTAGTATCTGAACCGAAGGTCAAGGGCGGTAACTGTGTTGGCGCTGGACTGGAACTGCGCCCTCACGCCCTTGTCGGCGTTCCCGCGGGCGAACAACTTGCGGGCCTTCGCCCGACAACTCTCCCGAGACATTGACGCTCAGCCATAGGGCCCGCGCCCCAAACGGCTGCGCGATGTCGATGAGGTCGCCGGCGCGGTCCAAAGAGTTGGTCGACAGGGTCAGCCGTAGCAGCGGCCGCCGGGCCCACCACACGTGCAGGCGGTTTGGCGGCGGATGCAGGCCGGTGCTGTTCTCGCGCATACACTCTACGCCGATGGCCTGGGCTGGCAGCCAGTCTTCAATCAGTACGCGTCGTTTTGGGTTCATCGCACTGCCTCCATCAGGATGCGGAACGCGCGCAGCGCGCGTGTGTTATCGACCTGACCCAGCAGCCCTAGCCACCAGGCTGCCTGGTCGCCCGGGGTGTGGCGGATGTGCTTGGCCGCCAGCAGCAAGCGCTCGCCATCGCGCAGGCCAGCGGCGAGCAGCCCGTAGCAGGCCACCCGTGCCCCCCAGTCGGCATCCAACGGGTGGAAGGCCCCCCGCGAAAGCACGTCCTCGCTCCTCTGGCCAGCCTCAGCTTCGTTTCGTCCGGCCAGCACGGCCTGGCGCAACATCATCGCCGCCGCCCCAAAGCACAAGGGGCTCAGCGCGGCCACACGTCGCAGTCGGTCTCGGCCGGCGTTGTTGGCCTGGCGGCGGTAGATCACCGCTGCCGTGCCACCCTTGCGGTCAACAACGCGCAGGGCAAAAGGCGCCTGCCTGGTTGGGCTAGCTGGCACCACTGGTCTCCTCCTCGCCGAACTCGGCCTCTACCGACACCGTGCCAGCGGCCTTGACTTTCGCGTTGCGCACCGGTTCCTCGCCCAGGGGCCTGGCCGGCGCGGCCAAGTCGAGCGCCAACGACGCGCTGAACTGCACCGTGGCGGCATTGCAGGCCCGCTGCATCTCCCTGGCTCGCTCGATGGGCTTGAGCGGAGAGCTGTGCTTGACGTCGTTGACGGCGAAAAAGAGCTGGCCTCCGCCCGATAGATTCGGGCCTTTCTTTCGTAGTATGTGGCGGGCTTGGTTGTGGCGCTCATTTGTCTCCCCTTTTCCTTATCCTGGCCTATTATAGCGCCCCTGGCCCATTTTGTCAAGGGGTTTTGGGTAACTTTTTGGTTACAAATGGGTTACAATTTTGGCGCGGCCAGGGCCTGGACTAGCTGGTTCATCATCTCGACGTCGGCGTACTGGCCCCCTTCCGTGGAGGCGTTGACCACGACACGCTTCTGCTCAATCAGGCGGTAAATGTCGTCGTCTATGGTGCCACTGGCCAGAAGGTACCAGGCGTTCACGGCGTTCTGCTGGCCGATGCGGTGGCAACGGTCTTCAGCCTGGTCGTGCTCGGCGGGGTTCCACCCAAGTTCCAGGAAGGCGACATTGGAGGCGGCGGTGAGCGTAAGGCCCAGGCCCCCTACCTTGGTGTTCATGACGATGAGGCGGCTGGCGGGGTCGTTCTGGAAGGCGTCTACGGCCTTCTGGCGGGCGGCCAGGGGTGTCTCACCTGTAATGGGCGTGACGCCAAAGTGGGCGGCCACTCGGTGGACGATTTCCTGGTGAGTAGCGAACACGACCAGTTTCTGCTCGGTTTCCAGGAAGGAACCAATCCAGTCCAGGGCGGCGGCCAGTTTCCCGCGAGCACACAGTTGCTTCAGGCTCTCAATCTTGACAAGCTGTTCGGCCCTGGCGGCGGAAGCGGCGGCCATGGCCCCCTCTTTGGCGCTACCTGTGAGGGCGGTTACGTTGTCCTGGAGCCATTCCAGGAAGGCGGACACGGCCCGCTCATACTCCTCGCGGTTGTCAATCGGTACGGACAGGTTGGTTCTTTGCTTGGCTGGCAGTTCTGTCAGTACCTCGGCCTTGGTTCTGCGGACGTAACAGGTGGAGCGGAGCTTGTCGTTCAGTTCGGCCAGGTTGGCGGCGCCCGAAAAGTCCCATCCCCAGGAGCCTTGCTTGGCGTCACAGTACCGCTTGGCAAACCCCCAAAACCCTCCCAGGTCATCCAGGCGCCCCAGTATCTGTAGCTGGCTTATGAGTTCGTGGGGGCGGTTGAGTACAGGTGTGCCGGTGAGGGCCAACCGAATGGGGACTTTGTGGGCAATAGCTTTACAAAAGGCGGTTCGTTGGGCTTTGTAGTTCTTGGCATAGTGGCTCTCGTCGAGCACAACGGCTTTTGGCTCCAGGTCGGAGCGGCGCGTTACCTTCCCATCCTTGACGGTCACCATCTTGGAAAGAATGTCGTAGTTGACCACTATCACGTCTGCCAGGCGGTTCACTCCCCCGTTCCACACGGCCACGGTCTTACCTGGTAACCACTTCCGGGCCTCACGTTCCCAGTTGAGCTTCAACGAGGCGGGGCAAATAATGATGGCCGGGAAAGCGTCGGCAGCGGCCAGGGTTGCCAGGGCCTCCACGGTCTTGCCAAGACCCATCTCGTCACAAATGAAGGTGCGTTGAGCCTGTAAACAGTATTGAACCCCCGCGGTCTGAAACGGACGAAGGGTTCCCCCCAGTTGTGTTGCCGGTACCTGGGGAATGCTCAGGGAAGGTTCGGCGGCCTGGCTCAGTTCCTGTTGGGCCGCTTTGGTTTCCCGGGCCTGCTCCATCCCTTCTCGGGCCTGGGGGCTTACGGCAAAAGCGAACCGCTCGGCCAGGGCCAGTAGTGGGGGC